GTCTGGTCCCACAGGGATCGGATTCTCATAGAACCCTAGCCACCAAGTCATGATGGTGTCTATATCTCCATGGAATCCCACCTCTCGGTAGTAAACATATCGCTCTCCGATTGAGACCGCTGCACCGTTTACCTCTACCGTCACTTCGTGACCCGAGGGATTCATGGTGGCGCGGAATAAATCGTTCTTGCAAGCATACGTCACATGCTTAAGGGATAGAATACATCGCTGTACTATCTTAGCCGGTCCTCCTAGAAGGAAGGATACGGCATAGAAAAGCTTAGCTACGTACTCGTAGAGCTGGCCGCTCCACGACTTGTCCATCGCTTTGAAATCTCCATCAATGAGAAATTCTAGCGCCGGATCCACAGTGCGAAGGAAAGCTACAACTTTGTTACACTCGATTGACGTCATGTTTATCCCTACCATGCTTTCGAAGAATTCAGGATGCGATCGAATGAACGATTTACATCCAGCCATATACTTCTTGAGCACGATATTGTACGCCATTGGCATGCAAATGAATACTCGAGGAACTTTGTTTAGCTTAACTGGTTCGTCTTTCAACGTGCACACGCCTAGTACTGATGGAATCGAATCACTCAACGTGTCTTCAATTTCGTCTACCATCTTCGCGATGCGGGGATCAATGATATGTCCTCCATCAGCTCTTGTTAGGTAGTGGCGTTTACTGCCTACAAACGGCGGTCCTGCTGAGGTGACCATGTTAACTGCGTTGACATAGGTCCCTGGGATTCCGCTGACCGCTTGCTCCTCTGAGATCACTCCCATTTGATTTGGATTAAGCTTATCGACACCCTGAAGGTAGTCGTATAGAGCTAGAATCATAAAAAAGTCATCGGGGTTTTTCTCATTCTGAGTGGCAAACATATTCGTCCAAGGGGAACTCCAGATAGAGTAGCCTTCTGGGCCATCTATCATCTTTCCTCTGAATTGCGGAAAGCTCCAATAGGGACTAACACCGCACTCACGCCTCTCAAATCCAATTTCGTCTAACTTAGACTTGAAGATTGAGTAAACTATCTTAGTCTTCGGACTAGATCCATGCAGAGCAGGGGTCAGATGTCCGAAGGTTCCGATATTCGCATGATGATGAGTTCTGGCTGCTAAAATCTCTGATTGGGCATTGCTCATGACCCCGAGAACAGCGTTCTCAGGAACTTGGGCTATTGTCCGCATAACAGTATTGACAGCCTGGAGTTCAATGGTGAGACTATGGGCTAGTCTCTCCAACTCCAATCGTCCGATCATCGCGCCGATCGAATGACCTCCCAATTCTTGGTTGAATAAAGAGGTTGTAATTCGATTATAGGCGAAATGCATCGCGACTACCATCCAACCG